AATTGGCGGCACGGCGTGCGAGGCGGTGATCTCCTACGTGCGGACCCTGCGGGAATTTGCGCTGGAGGCGGTGCACGGCAACCGGGCGAGTGCCGACCGGCTGACCGCCGCGCAGTCCGGCCGGGCGCTGGAGTTGATGAACCAGGGGTTGATCTGGCTTGCGGATAATCTGCGCATTTCCTACGGCAATGCCGGCGTGCTCGCGCTCCTGAAAATGGTTGTGCGCGCCTCGCATGTTTATCCGCTGCTGGTGATGGGCAATATCGTGGCGCCCATGGATACGGGCGCGAAAATTTCGCTGCGCTGGCCGCGCTGGTATCCGCTTTCGGCGGATGACCGCTTGAAGGAAGCGCAAGCCGTCGCCACGCTGACCAGTGCGGGGCAGCTAGCGCGCGAGACAGGTGTGAAAATGACGGCCGCGGCGACAGGCGTTGAAGATGTCGCGGCGGAGCTTGATGCAATTGACCAGGATACACCATGACTGATGAGACCGACGAGCCGGCACAGGACTGGCAGGCACGTGCCGAAAACGCAGAGGCGGCGCTGGCCGAGACACAGGCCAAGGCGAATGAACGCCTGATCCGCGCCGAGTTGAAGGCCGAGGCGGTGCGCGCCGGGATGATCGATCTAGATGGTTTGAAGCTCATTGATCTTGCCGAGGTTGGCCTCAACCAGAACGGCGAAGTTGCCGATGCGGCGGTAATTCTTGCGAAGCTGAAACGCTCGAAACCGTGGCTGTTTGCGAATACAGCTTCGTCTTCCGCCGCCGCCAATCCGCCACGGCCGGAGCCGCCGCGGATGCGTCACGCGAGTGAGCTCAGCCATGAGGAATGGCTGGCGGCGCGCGCGGCTTTGTTACGAAGGCGTTAGTCGTCAGGTTTCGGAGAGTAAGGAAGGCGTGGATGGCCGCTTTCGCGGCCATGACGGGTTTTTGTGTGGATTTTAACAGTTGAGAGGTTTGGCCGATGGGCATTCAGAATTTTCCGGCGGCTTTGCAGCCGATCATTCAGCAGGGGTTTCTGGAACGCGAGTTCGAGATGTCTCTCAAATCGCGGCTTGGCTATCGGCTGATTGCCGATCGTGAAGAGTTTTCCGTCGGCATCGGTGAAACGCTTACCAAGACGCGGGCGGGTCTGAAGCCGAGCGTTACGGTTCCGCTCGCCGCCGCTAGCAACACGAACCTCGATAACGGGCTGACCTCAACCAACTGGGGGGTGGAGCAGTACACGATCACGCTGAATTTTTATGCGGCGACGCAGGATCTCAACATGGTGACCAGCCGTGTTGGAATCGCCTCGCAATTCCTGCAGAACGCCGCCACCAACGGCGAACAGGCGGCGCGCAGCCTGGATGAGCTGGCGCGCAACGCACTTTTTGCGCCGTATTTCGGCGGCAACACGCGGGTTATGACGACGCTCACCTCGGCGGGCCCGAGCGTTGAGGTGGATGATATCCGCGGATTCCAGATGGTTTTCGTCAATGGCGTGCAGCAGAGCGTCTCCGCGACCTATCCGTTGACCGTAACGGTCGGCTCCAACACTTATACCGTTGTCGGCGTGACAGCTGACGCCACGAATTATTCCACGGCACCGGGCGGCATTTCCGGCTCCTTGCAGTTCTCAGGCAACGTAACGGCGAATGACGCCACGGCCGGCAATCCCGTTCAGGCGGCGACGGCTAGCTCCATCGTCCGGCCCGCTTCGCGGCTGACGACGGCGGCGCTGCAGGCCACCGATACGCTGACGATGGGCAATCTGCTGGACGCCGTCGCGCTGCTTCGGCGCAATGCCGTGCCGCTGGTTGACGGCGTCTACAACTGCTATCTTGACCCGGTTTCCGCCCGGCAGTTGTTTGCCGACCCGGATTTCAAACAATTATTCCAGGGCGCGACATCTTCCAACCCCGTGTTCCGGCAAGGCATGGTCAGCGATTTTCTGGGCCTACGGTTTATTACGACAACGGAAGCGTATGTCCAGGCCCACCCCACCATTCCCGGGCTTTATGTCCGCCGGCCGATTGTGTGCGGCCAGGGCGCGCTAATCGAGGGTGATTTCGCTGGCATGGCGGCGGATGATGTGGCGCCCAAGGACAGCCTGGTGAACATCATCGATAATGTCGCAATGGTGACTCGAGAGCCGATCGACCGGCTGCAGCAGATTATCGCGCAGAGTTGGTACTGGATTGGCGGTTTTTGCGCGCCCTCCGACACCACCACCACGGCGACAACCGTGCCCACCGCCACCAACGCAAATTACAAGCGCGCGGTGATGCTCGAGCATATCGGTTAAGGGCGGAGCAGAAAAATGGCGACGGGTTCAACGCAACCATTCCGGCCGGCGGGCACGGTAACCTTGGCGGCTTCCACCACCTCCGCCAACAAGGCGCTTGCCGGCGGCGGAAGTGCTGTGCTGGTTTACAACGCGGCATCCGCCACGGCGTTCTTCCGGCTGGGTGCTGCCGCCACGCTGGCGGCGTCGACATCGGACACGCCGATCCCGCCCGGGCAGATGATGCTGGTGGATGGCGGGCCGTTTGTGACCTACGCCGCGGCGATTCTCGCCTCCGGCTCCGGCAATGTCTATTTCACCCTTGGGTATGGGGACACGTACTGAGATGTCCGGCACGGCGACCGCGCTTACCGATGCGCAGAAAGTGGATATCCGCCGGTTCTGCGGCTATCCGGCCTACGGCGCCGGCGCGGCGGGTTTTTCCTCCTGGCGGTTCTTTCAAGCTTACGGCACTTTGGAATACCGGATGAACAATCTGGCGCCGGCCGAAATCGCGGTGACGCTGCAATATCTTTCCACCCTCGCAACGCTGGAGGCGGCGATACCGCCGGCCTCCGCCAATCTGGATACCGAGAGCGCGGCGGCGTGGACGCATAACGAGAACGAAACGAGAGACCGGAGCCAGTTGTTTGATAGCTGGCGGCGCCGGCTCTGCGGGTTTTTGGGCATACCGCCCGGCCCTGCCTTGGCTGATGCCGGCGTGACGCTGGTGGTGTGATGGACGGCGTGAAACTGGCGGACCGGCTGGCCTATGGCGCCGGCTGCGCGGCGCGGCGCGTTGGGTTTCTGCACGATGCGTACCGGCCGGAGGGGCCCGAAGACCCTGTAGACCTTGCCAAGCGCTTCCTGCGGCTTGCTGTGGCGTTTGTACTCCCCGGCGGCAGCGTGGGTGCCCCCAGCGGCTTTGGCGTGCCGTTCCGGCAGGCCTGGGCGGATTGGAGCTACCTGCAGGTTGGCGATTATCTGGCCGGGCCGGAAGGCACTGTGTTTGTGGCGGCGATCGAGCCGCCGAAACCTATGCTGGTGGTGATGACCAATACGTTGGCGAGCCTGCACCGGCCGGCCGCGCCTGTGCTTGCGGGGGTGAACCCGTATGGCGCCGTGCTGCCAAGCACGGAGACGGTGCTGATTTCCGGCTTTCCTGCGAGCCTGCTGGCCGGGGACATTGGCGACAGGACACGTGCGGGCCTACCTGACGATACCCGCGTTCCCGGCTTCATCGCCATGCTGCCGGCCGTGCCCTGCGTCCAGCCGCGCGTGGCGGATATTTTTACCAATGATCGCGCCGAACGGTTTTTGGTGACCGCGGTTGAACTGTTGGGCGGCGTTTGGCGGCTTTCCCTGGTTCAGGCAGTGAGCTGATGGCCGACCAGTCTGACGTTGAAAACGCGCTGATTGCGATTGTGGCCAATGCGCTGTATCCTACGGGCACAGGTTCGCCTAGCGTCACGGGCACGACGTGCCGCGTCTATCGTGGCTCTCCCACGGCCCCGGCACTGGCGGCTGACCTTGCGGGCGGCGTTTCGCATGTGACGGTGGTTGCAAAAGGCGTGATTAAGAACGTAACCCGCTACCCGCGCGTCTGGCAGACAGTGGCGCCGGTCCCGGCGAGCCTGGCTGTGCAGGTGGCCGCGCTGGGCGCGCATTTCTCTGGCACATGCGCCGTGGGCCAGTTGGCCGGCGTTGCGGTGGATGGCGCGCTGTTCCCCTATGCGGTGCAGGCGAATGACACGCCGGCGACGGTTGCCAGCAACCTGGCGGCTTTGCTACGGAGTGCCGGCTGGATTGTCGATTATTCCGGCGCATCGATTGTGGTTCCGGCAGCAACGCATTTCACCGCCAGGGTCGTTTACGGCGCCGGGTCGTTGCAAGAGATCAAGCGCCAGGCTCAGGATTTTGCGATTACGCTGTGGTGCCCAAACCCCGCGAGCCGCGATGCGGCCGCACCGGCGATTGATGAGGCGCTGGCGGCCGTGCCGTTCATTCCCCTCGCTGATGGGTCCTATGCGCGCATGATATTCGCGGGCAGCGATGTCGTGGATGGGTCGGAGGACGCAACACTTTACAAGCGCGAGCTGCGTTACAGCGCCGAGTACCCGACGACCTTGGCGCAGATCACGCCGGCGATGCTGTTCGGCACGATCGCGTTTAACGCCAACGGCACGTTTGTCGAAAACCTGAACGGCTAAACCTAACTTTAGTGATTTTTGAACGCAAGTCTCTGAATGCATTCAGATTTGTGTGCGATTACATACCTACGTCA